AAACACCAAAAGCAGAAACAACAGGAGGAAAGAATATGACGACTGCATCAGCATCAAATGTAACGGCTGCTAAGCCCAAAATCGGAGGGGCGGTCTCTACTGCTCCAGCTGGAACAAACCTACCACTAAATGCCAAAACAGTATTGGATGCTGCATTTAAAACGCTAGGTTACATTTCAGAAGATGGGGTGACCAATGAGAACTCGCCAGAAAGCGAAGTAGTTAAAGCGTGGGGCGGACAAACAGTCTTGTCTTCTCAAACTGAAAAAAAAGACACCTTCAAATACAAATTGATTGAAGGTCTGAACGTTGAAGTCTTGAAAGAAGTGTATGGGCCAGATAACGTTTCAGGAACGCTTGAAACAGGTATCACTGTCAAAGCTAACGGTAAAGAATTGCCAGAACATAGCTTGGTTATTGATACATTGTTGAAAAACGGCTATGCAAAACGTGTTGTGATTCCTCGTGGTAAGGTGAGTGAAATTGGCGAAATTAGCTATAAAGACGGCGAACCTATCGGCTATGAATTGACGATTACTGCATTGCCAGACAAAGACGAAAATACTCACTACGAATACATCCAAGGAGCGTAAAGTAAATGGAAGAAATCTTAAAAGGAACAACGGAATCAGGGTTTGAGTACAAAATCCCTAAAAAACGATTGAGAAATTATTATCTTCTCAAATCTGTCGCTAAAGTTGAAAAGCAAGATCTTGAAGAAACAGAAACATTTTTAAATCTTCTATTTGGTAAAGAACAAGCACTAGCGTTTTTAAAACATTTGGAGGATGAAGATGAAATCGTGGACTCTGAAGTATTGTTTGCAGATGTTAAGAGTATCTTTGATAAAAGTAATGACTTAAAAAAATCCTAGTCCTTGCTCAGATGATTGCCTTAGACGAGGATGCTCTTATCTGTGACTTAGCGGAAACCTATCAAATATACGACTATAAACAGCTACCTTTAAATGAGGTGGCTGTTTTTGCGTATGGGTTGCGTGATAATTCGCGGATAAAGCAGATGATGTCTGACCAAATGGTCCCTCTGGAAACGACGTTACTTGCAAGTATCGTAGACAGACTTTCACTCTCTTTGTGGTTGCAAACTAAGGATGGGCAAAAGGGTGTTAATCGCCCAACGTCGATTGCTGCAATGCTAACAAAGAATAACAAAGAAGAGAGTGACGAAAGGGATTATCTCGTCTTTGAATCTGGTGAGGACTTTGAAAACTATCGCAAGGCTTTGCTTGCAAAAACAGGAGGTGAGGAATAGTGGCAACACAACTAGGGAAAGCCTATGTACAAATTATTCCATCTGCTAATGGTATTAGTGGCATGATTCAAAAGGAAATGGGTGGTGAAGTTGCCTCTGCAGGAACGAGTGCAGGTCAATCCCTCGGTTCAAATTTAGTAGGAACTTTCAAAAAGATTGTTGCAGCAGCTGGAATTGGCAAAGCGTTAAGTGCTACATTGAATGAAGGGGCAGCACTTCAACAATCGCTTGGTGGTGTCGAAACCCTATTTAAAGATTCAGCTGATAAGGTCAAAGGATTTGCAAACGAGGCCTATAAGACAACAGGTCTGTCAGCTAATGCCTATATGGAAAATGTTACAGGTTTTTCAGCAAGCTTATTGCAATCTCTTGGTGGAGATACAGATAAAGCAGCGGAAACAGCTAACATGGCCATGATTGATATGTCGGATAATGCCAATAAGATGGGAACATCTATGGAAAGCATTCAACTGGCGTATCAAGGTTTCGCCAAACAAAACTACACCATGCTCGACAACTTAAAATTGGGTTATGGTGGTACGAAGCAAGAAATGCAACGGCTTTTGTCCGACGCAGAAAAATTGACAGGCGTTAAGTATGACATGAATAACTTGTCAGATGTTTATAGCGCCATTCACGCTATCCAAGAGAATTTGGACATCACTGGCACAACAGCAAGAGAAGCAGCAACAACTTTCACTGGATCATTTGAATCTATGAAAGCAGCTGCTCAGAACGTTCTTGGAAAGTTGTCTTTGGGTGAAGATATTCAACCTGCACTACAGGCTTTGATGGAAACGACATCCACATTTCTTTTCGGAAACCTAATTCCGATGATTGGAAATATTTTGAAGCAAATTCCTAACCTTATTTTAGGAGGGATAAAGGGTGTTTTCAGTGGAATCTTTGGCGAAGGTCTAGGAAGTATCATGGGTGGTATCGTTACCGCTCTTGGTTCTGCATTTTTAGCTTTTAAAGCATTTTCGGCAGTCTCGGGATTGCTATCTGGAATACCTGCTATCTTAACGACAATTAAAACAGCAGTCACGGGTCTATTTACTACAATGAGTGCCAATCCAATTGGAATTGCAATCGCAGCAATCGCTGCATTAACTGCAGGTTTGGTTTATTTCTTTACTCAAACCGAGATGGGTAGACAAATCTGGCAAGGCTTCATGGATTGGTTCTCTGGTGTGTGGCAGTCTGTCGCACCAGTCTTGACCGAAGTTTGGAATGGTATTGTTGAAACAGCTACAACCGTCTGGAACAATATGATGGCTGTTGTTGCTCCAATTATCCAAGCAGTTGTTGATTTTATTAGGTCTGTTTGGGACGGTATTTCTCTATGGTGGACTGAAAATCAAGGTTTGATTCAACAAACGTTCACAACGGTTTGGAACGCAATCCAGACAGTTGTTCAGACGGTTCTGCCGATTATTCAATCCATTATTGAAACCGCAATGAATATCCTCGCTCCTTTCATTGAAGCGACGTGGAACAATATCTGCACTGTAGTAACAACAGTTTGGGAATTGATTAAGATTGCTATTCAGACGGCTATGGATGTTATCAGTGGCATTATAAAAGCAGTCATGGCTATCATCAATGGTGACTGGGGCACCGCTTGGAATGCTATAAAGGGTGTCGGTGAGGCCATCTGGAAAGGATTGTCTGCTGCAGGTAAGGATATCTTTGATGGTTTTGCTCAGATATTATCTAACATTTGGAACACTATCAAATCTGTCGCAAGCAGTGCTTGGGAAGGGTTGAAATCAACCGTCTTAGGTCTGATTGATGGACTTGTTCAAGGCGCTCAGCGAGCTTGGGAAAGTATGAAGCAAGGGGTTAGTGACCTTGTAAGTAATGTTACGAGCATCTTTGATGGCATTCGAAACATTGACCTATGGTCAGCAGGTAAGGCTATCCTTGATGGATTCCTAGGCGGTTTGAAATCCGCTTGGAGTGCAGTTACTGACTTTGTAGGAGGTATTGCAGGTTGGATTGCTGACCACAAAGGTCCGATTGACTACGACCGCAAGCTCTTGATTCCTGCAGGTAATGCGATTATGCAAGGTTTGGATAGAGGATTGCAGGACCGTTTCAAAGATGTTAAGAAATCCGTCAGCGGAATGGCTGGCGAAATCTCAAACGCATTTTCAAACGATGATTTTGGATTGAGTGGAACACCGACCATTGCCAAAAATATTGAAGCAAGTTTGGCCATGCCAAGCGCTCAAATCGAGGCAAAAGACAGTCAAACCGTGTCTGAGATAGCGATTCTGAGAGCAAGTATGGAGAAGATCCTTACTGCTATCCTTGAAAAGCCGTCAGATACTTATCTGGACGCTGATAAAATTTCAATGAGCGTCTACCAACGTCAAGGTGCAATTTACGCTAGGGAGGGAATTTAATGGAATACATGATTATCAATGGTTTCAATACTTCAACCATTCCTAACTGTGTCGTGACTGATTTTGGTGAGGTGGAGGCTGCTAAGCCTAAGGTTTCAGAAACAGCTACCCTATTTGGGGTTAATGGGAATTACCGTGTCTTGGATGGTGCTTATGAGAGTTATGAACGAACATTTGCATTTTACCTCCCAAGGACGGTAGACCCGTCTAAAATTGTTGAGAGATTCCAACCAAATGACAATACGCTAGAGTTTAGCTACCAGCTAGGCTCTTTATTTTACGCTGATTTTATCAGTGCAAAATACAAACCTCAAGGTATGCACGGTTGGAAGCTTGAAATCAAGTTGAGTATGCAACCTTTCCGCTATCAGAAAAGTGTTGCTCCTCTTGTCTTTACCGCCAATGGCAATATCAACAATCCAGGATCTATCTATAGCGAGCCTGTGATTGAGATTGAAGGTGACGGAGATATTTCCTTGACAATTGGACGGACAACCATGCACTTGACGATTAGACGAAAGGTGACTATTGATTGTAGACATAAGAAACAAAATATCTACAATGCAGATGGTGCGGTGCAAAATACTTTACGAAAACGTGGAGGATTCTTTGAGTTAGCAGTCGGGAATAACGGTCTGGTCTTTACTGGAGCCGTTCGTAAAGTCACGGTTCGGCCAAATTGGAGGTACATCTTATGATTTATATCACAGAGGGCAACACGCCTTTAAATGAGGCTTACAACGATGAAATTGTTCAGGAGCGAAACAATACCTATCAACTGACCTTTCGTTTTCCTACATCGGATCCCAAGTGGGAATTGCTGAAAGAGGAAACTTTCTTGACTGCAGATGACCTGCATGGCGAGCAGGATTTTTATATTTTTGAGGTTGAAAAACAGCAAGGATATATCCAAGTCTATGCTAATCAGGTTATCAGCTTGTTAAATAACTACATCGTCAGCTCTATCGATGTTGACCGTGTCAGTGGTACAAGGGTATTGAGCGCATTGGCTGGTAGCATTACCAGAGCCAATCCGTTTTCTTTTTTCTCTGACATCGACGATAGGCATACGCTTAACATCAAGGATAAGAATGCTATGGAAGTCTTGGCCAAAGACAAGCACTCTATTCTTGGTCAGTGGGGCGGAGATATGGTGCGGAATGGCTACAATTTGCGCTTGTTAAAAAATGGCGGTTCAGAAAATGAATCGCTTTTCATGTACAAGAAAAACCTGTCTAGCTACCAGCATAAGACCTCTACCAAATCTCTGAAAACTCGGATAACCTTTAAAACGACTGTTAAGGGCGAGGGAGAGAAGGCACCTGACGTTGACTATGTGGTAGTGATTGATAGCCCCTTACTTGGAAAATATAGTCAAATCTATGAAGCAGTTGTTGAGGTTAATGACCAGAACGTCAAAGACCAGGCTAGCTTGATTGAATACGGTAAGCAGTATTTTCGGACAAGTATGTGCGATATGCTGGAAGATAACCTTGAAATCTCGGTTGTCGGTCAGAGTGATGTAGCCGTTCGGATGTTCGATGTGGTCAGTATCTACCATGAATGGTATGGCCTTGATGTTCGTAAGAAAATCACTAAATACACCTATTCGCCAATGGCTAAACGTCTGAAATCAATAGGTTTTGGGGCGTTCCAGTCAAGTCTTGCGAATGCGATTGGCGGGATTGTAAATGATGCCGTTCTAAATGAAAGTCGAAATCTGCATCAGATATTTGAAGAACGTTTGAAAAAGGAAATCGCCAACGCTGACCGTGCTTTTGACGCTGAGTTTGCTAAGCGTGAGAAAGATATCACGGACGGTATTGAACTTGCCAAGGCTAAGGCCGAAGAAATCAAGCAAGAACTGTCTGACACTATCAATCAGCGCTTCGACAGCCT